GGTCAGGTAACTTTTACCATCCGAAAAGCAGGTGGCACGGTAAAGGTATCCAACGAACTTCTTGAAGATTCAGCGGTAAACCTTCCAGCATTACTCTCACAGATTTTCGGTGAGGCGCAAGGGCGTTACGAAGATGAACAACTGATTGCGGGTGATGGCTCCGGTGAGGCAGAAGGACTTAGGACTTCGGCGACTGACGGTACGGATACGGACGCGAACAACGCTGTTTCCATTGCCGACATCCAGACGTGGTACTTTGACCTTCCTGCACAGTTCCGGGCAAATGCTTCGGTATCTACGACCAGCAGCTTCATGCAGCAGGTGAACACTCTTGACGTTACATCGTCAAAAGGGTCACTAACATCTGCTCCAGCCGAAGCCTTGCTTGGTCGCCCAACACTCCTGTTCGACGGGACTGGCTGGGATGATGCAGCAGCGATTGCAACGAATGAAGAAGTTGGCGCAATCGGCGACTTCAGTAACTACTACCTGATCGACCGAATCGGAATGTCCATGCGGCGTGACGATTCGATCTATGTCGCGAACGACCAAGTTGGGTTCTTCGCACGATCTAGGTATGACGGTCGAGTTGGCTTGGCAGACGCATTCAGAATCTTCAAGATTCAGTAGGAGTTTCATGCCTCGCTTTAATCAACTCGCGAATCGAATAGGAATCAACGTCGCTCTTGCTCCGATTAGTAAGAACGCAGGGACTACAACGTCATCTGCGATTGACCTGACTGGTTACTCAAAGGCAGCGTTGATTGTTACGGTAGGCGTGATTACTTCCAATGGAACTGTTGACTGTAAGGTACAGGCATCAGCAACCAGTGGCGGGTCTTACGCTGACATTACTGGCGCAGCAATAACTCAGATGACGGAAGCTGGTGGGGACTCAGGATCAACTGTTCAAGTTGATTTTGAAATTCCGAACGGCAAGCCTCATGTGAAAACTGTTCTGGTGAACGCAACAGCAGCAGCGGTGCAAGGTGTCCTGATAATAGGCGACCAAGACATTCGCAGCTAACAGAAATGGTGGCTCGTCCTTCGGGGCGAGTCACCTGCTCTGATGAAAGGCAAGTATGGGAAAAGTAAAAGTCTTGTGTATTGAAGGTCGGCAGGTAGCCGATGATATATATAACGCAACGGGCGAATACACGATGGATGAGACACGTGCGAAAAAGTACCCGAATTATTTTGAAATCATTGGAAAAGTAGTAGCAAAGAAACGCAAGACTACATCCAATAAAAATGCCGGGGCAACCGAGGACAAATAAGTAAATGGCGCAGACGTACCACCTTTACGCAAACAGCTACGACTTCAGGGCTTATATGAGCGGAACCGATCATGTTACTGATTGGGACACCGATGAGGCTCCGATAGTGCGCGTGTTGGGTTCAGCGTCAAAGCGCATTGATACTTACCTCGGTCGCAGTTTCGGCATCCGTACAGAAACCCACACTTACGATATTGGTCAGGGCGCACTTCGCAACGATCAAATCTTCGGGGGCTATGGAAACGAAGTAAACGACTTCCCTGATTACTGGTCGAGTAAATTATCTGGTGCTGCCGTCCTGCTGCTCGGAGACTGGCTTGCAACAGCCACGACGGTAACTGCCTATGGTCAGACTGCGCGAACGTCCTCTACGGTGCTTACAGAGGGCATAGGCAACGACTTCCTGTTGGAGCCTTATAACCGCTCACCAAAGACGCTGCTGAAGCTGGAAGAAGATACGACCGATTCATTGTCCGGTGGTCAACAGACTTTGACGATTCTGGGCGAATGGGGTTGGCAGACCGACAAGATTTCATTATCGACGATTGATGCGATAGTTAGCACAAGCACAACCGCTGTTTCAGTAGCGTCCGGGTCGGGAACTTATGTTGGGGACACCATCATTATCGACACGGAGCAGTTGTACGTGAGTGCTGTATCAGGGAACAATCTGACAGTCATTCGCGGAGTTAATGGCACGACAGCAGCGACGCATAGCGGCGGGGCTGCTTATTACAGGTGGAAGTATCCTGACGATGTAACGCAAGCGGCGTTGGATATTGCTCGCACTTACTGGCGTAGCCGTGACGCTGGATTGACCACGATTATCGGCAGCGGGGAAATGGGAATAACTACGCCGTCCAGTGAAGAAAATGGAATCCTAAAGCGGCTCGACCATTACAGGAACAGCAGGGAGACTGCCGTTTATGTCTAGCGTTGGAATGACAGTCGAGATGAAGGGCAAACTGTTCGACATATCAGCGGACAAGCGGCTTCGTGATGCCATGAATCAGGGCATAACTCGAATGGCGTTAGTGACCGAGCAGCGCGTAAAACAGCCAATGCGGAAAGGCGGTCACGGAGTTATAACAGGGCATCTGCGGCGTTCCATATCTGGCGAGTTAGTCGGCGACCTAAAAGCACAAGTAGATGCTGGCTCCGCTCGTCAAGGTGCGAACGTGGTCTACGCCAGTTGGGTTGAAGGGACTAGCACGCGAAATAGACCAAGACCCGGTTTCCCCGGTCATCATATGTTTCGCGATGCGTTCAAGCGATTAGAGTCTGAAGAGAAGGACAAGTATTTCGCCGAGCCAATAAAGAAGGCAATCGGATGAGCAGGGCTGGAGCAGTAACACAAATCAAGGCACTACTGGCGGCGAACTCGTCACCGAATTTTCAAGTTGTCTTGGTTGGCGAGCCGTTGTCTATTCCGTCAGGTGACAGAGTAGCGGCGGCGTGGTTCTCTGGCGAGTCCGCAAAGACTAAGACGCTTGGCAACGTGATGGTCACGCAAGCATGGACGGTTCGTTGTTACTGGCGGGTGCAAGCATCAGCGCAGAGCAGGGAAGCCACCGAACTAGAGATTTGGAACGCTGTGCGTGCGGTACAGGCAGGGTTCCGGGGCGACAGCACTTTGGACGGCAACGTGACGGACTTAGATATATCATTGGCGGCGGTTGGGTGGACAGACGTTGGCGGTAATTCCTTCCGCATCTGCTCATTCAATCTGGAACTAATTGACTTGGAGGCAGAGAGCATCGCTCCCTAAAAAAAATGGCAAAGAAATCAGGACTCGGCAACCAGTTTTATTTCGCAGGATATGACCTGTCGGGAGATGTTGGTGCGATCAATTCAATATCCTCACCACGAGGAGTTGTTGAGGTTGCGTCTATAAATCAATCAGCGCAGGACAGGCTACTGACCCACAGTGATGGGCTTATAGAGTTCAATTCATTTTTCAACGACGCGTCAAATCAGGAACACGCAGCCCTGTCCGGTCTGTCAACATCCGACCAACATGCGATGTTCCTCATGGGTGGTTCTGTTGGTGACGTAGGTGCAGGACTTGTCGGTAAACAAATCAATTACGATGGCTCACGAACAGCAGACGGTGGGTTGACGTTCTCGGCATCGGTGCAGGGGAACGCAACTCCTGTCGAATGGGGCGTATCACTTACGACAGGCAAAGCAACGACAGGTGCAGCTTCGTTTGCTTCGGTAGACCAATCAGCCTCATCATCCTCTGGTGCGCTTGGGTATATTCAAGCATTTTCGATTGCGTCTGGAACTGCTACGGTCAAGATTCAAGAGTCAGCAAATGACAGTAGTTGGTCTGACCTGATTACGTTTTCAAATGTCACAGGTAGGACAACCGAAAGACTAACAATGACTGGGACGGTTGCCAGATATATCCGTGTGACTGTATCTGGTTCGATTTCAAGCCTAGTTCTTGCAGTCTTATTTAGGAGAGGCGATGCTTCAGACATTTAGAGCATCAGCACCACCGGCTACACATTTCCGTCCTGCCACCTGTGCCGAAGTGGACTGTACGCATTACCTCGGCGGGTGGCACACAATTCTTCCCACCGACGCTCACACGACGTTGGAGTGGATACGCCACGAATCGGGATTACAATTTACTGAGAGTCAAGAAGATGATTTGGTTACTTTCACATTCGCGCCGGGGCAATCGTGCTTCCGTCGCAACCAGCATCGCATCAGCTTAGAACGACCCAGCATATTTACCGTCAACAGTGGTCTTGGGTTTTCACGCAGAGAACCAGATCAATGGGTCGATGAGATGGGCGAGCAACTACACAAACTGGAAGGCTAGAAATGGCAAAAGAATCTGGACTAGGTATGGCATTAGCCATTGACGATTCGGGTGGCTCAGCAAGGACAATATCGAACGACGTAACGAACTTCGATTTTGCGATTCCGAGGGCTGTTCAAGATGTTACCGGACTCGACAAATCAGCAAACGAGCGGCTTCTGTTGCTCGCTGATTTTTCAATCGGTGTGACAGGTGTTTTCAACGACGCAAGCAATATGTCCCACGACGTATTCAAAACTGTCAGCAGCACCTCAGTCGCAAGGACTGTGACGATCACTGTTAGCGGGCAATCGCTCCCGAACGAGTGTTTCTTCACGGACTATGCTCTGAGCCGTGGGGCTGGTGGTGAACTGACGTACTCTGCTCCCGGTGTATTGACCGGCGGTACTGTACCGACTTGGGCTTAGATTAGGAACGAGAGGAACTCATGCCTAAAAAATACAAAATTGGCAAAGCAAAACGAGTCGCGAACATTTCGTTCGAGGGAACCGACTACGAGGGTTTGGAAGTTCGTTGCAGTCTGGACTTGCCGCTTAAAACGGTATTAGAAATTCAGAAGCTAATGGACTCCGAGAAAGAGTCTGAGTCAATAAAAGCAAACACGATTTGGTGCGACGTGATTCTTGAATCGTGGAACCTAACAGATGACGAAGGAATTGACATACCGGCAAATAGCGAAAGTGCGCTGGCACTCGCACCTGCAAGGCTCCTTGCTGCTTTGATTACAAAGTGGTCGGAACTTGTAATGGAACCGCCAGCAAATTTATCGAAGCCGCAGAACGATACGCCCATCTTGGAGACACTGGCGAACAGCAGCCAATAGAACTGACTCAGGCGTTGATGATCGACGCACTTTGTCAGCGATACAGTTGCTTGCCGTCACAGTTGCTTAATGAAGATGCTTCGGTTTTGCGGATAATACGATTGGCGCAGGTAGCAGAGCAGAAGAATGGCTAACGAAGTAAACATAACGATGACCGCAAAAGACCTTGCATCTGGGAAGATCAAGGGTGTCGGCGATCAGGCGAAAACTTCGATGGACAAGTTGCGCGGTATGCGTGGCGCGTTCCTTGCTGTCGGTGCAGCGGGTGGAGCCATTGTTGGGGCATTAGGATTGGCGGTGAAATCTTTTGCTCAAACGGGTGACGAAATCCAGAAAATGTCGATGCGGACTGCGCTAACCACCGAAGTGCTTTCAGAATACAAATTCGCATTAGAGCAATCAGGTTCGACCATTCAAGGGTTTGAAAAGAGCATCAGGCGCATGTCCTCGTTTATACAGGACGGGCGTGACGGTCTTACAACAACGACAGACGCATTGGACACGCTCGGCGTTTCGGTAAAAGAGTTGGAAGGGCTAGGGGTTGAGGACGCATTTGTATTTCTATCTTCAGCACTAGCGGACGTTGAAGATGATATTACGCAAGCCGCTCTTGCTCAAGATTTATTCGGTAGGTCAGGGACAGCCCTGCTTCCGCTACTCGCACAAGGCGCAGACGGCATTGCTGCCTTAAGGGAAGAAGCGCAAGACCTCGGAATTGTCTTTGACCAAGATATGGCTGATTCTGCTGCCAGAGTTGTTGACGCACAAAACACGATGAGAAAATCGACGCTTGGGTTGCAAATGGCGTTTGCTGAACATCTTGCGCCAGCCTTATCGGGAACCCTTGAAACAATAGGCGACGTTATTTCGAAGGTATCTGCATTTTCAGAGAAGAACCCTGTTCTTACCAAAACGATAGCCGCCCTCGGATTAGTGTTGGGTACGTTACTTGTAACTGTTGGTCTGATAGGGCTTGGGCTTCCTATTCTTGCGACAGGCTTCGGGCTAGTGGCAGGTGCAGGCGCACTTTTCACAGTTTCTCTGTGGGCGCAGGTCGCGGCATGGATCGCCCTCAACGCAGCTACGGGTGGAATCATCATTGCTATTGGCGCAGTTGTCGCCGGGGTCGTTCTTCTAATAATGAATTGGGAGACTGCTGTTCGCGCTATAAAAATCGGTGTAAACGCTATGAGCGGGGCGGTTGAACATTTAGCGAACTACTTTATTGATGCAGCCAATAAAATCATCAAAGCAATGAACAAAATCGGAAGTATTTTCGGCAAAGAAATTGACGAGATTGCGTCTGTGGAAATTCCTCGGTTCAACACGGCGATGGAAGAAATGGCAGATGTGTCAGGTGAGTCCACAGAAGAAATAATTGAAAATCAAGAAGAAGTCACCGACTCGATGCGGGAGGAACTTGAGGAACAAGTAAAGCTGGCGAAAGAGGCTGCTCGTGAAGCGCGGGAACACACTGATAAAAGACTGATCGCCGAATGGGAACAGCGTAAGGAATGGAACCGCAAGCTGCTCAAGGAAAAGGAGGATCATCTTGAAAGAGAGAGGCTTGCGGAAGAAGAAGCAGCGAGAGCAAGTAAAGAGGCTGCTCGCGCAGAACAAGACCATATCGATCGGCGATTGATTGCAGAATGGAAAGATCGCAAGGCTTACAACCGGAAACTGTTTGCGGAGCGGATTGCTCATCTTGAGAGGGAGAGGCTTGCGGAAGAAGAAGCATCAGAACAAAGGATAGCCGAAGCCGAAGCCGAAGCCGCTAGACTGACGGAAGTGGAAAGGGAGAAGCGGGAGCGGCTAAAAAATGAGAGGGCGAAGGCTCTTGCGGATACTCTAAAAGATGCCGAATTACGCATGGACGCTGTGAAGGCGTTGCGAGAGGAAAACAGTGCAGCGTTCGCGAGAATCAAAGCCGAGGTTGATTTATTACCGGCAAACATTCAGGCACAGACTTCGATGGGGATGAGTCGTGAGGCTCTCGACAATAGAGCCGGGGTGATGCGCGCTTTCAAGGATTCGCAAAATGCCGTCACAGCTTCGCTGGCAGCAGCAACGTCCACCGTTCAGAATTTGCGACACCAAATCAGTTCTATTGGGACGGAAGGCAGCACCGCACAACTGGAGATAGAACTTGCGGCAGCGATACAGGCGCAGTCAGATTTGCTGCAACAAACTCAAAGCGAGCAATTCAAAGGCACTCAGCTTGGTGCGGTGCTTGCGCCGAAAGGCGGGTATGGAACTTCTGCGCCCCCGATGATACCCGGCATGACGTTCGGTGCTGCTGCTGCGACTCAGGGGCACACGACGATTATTTTCAACGGCGATACCTACGGGCTGGATGACTTCACCGACAAAGTGAACGAAGGCATAACAGTAGGAGCGCAAAGAGGCATTTGGGGTACTTCCATGTGGGATAAGATCAGCGAAGGCTGAATCGTACCCCGCTGATTTGGAGATAAGTAATGGCAGGAACTACAAACTACCCCGGTGCATTAGATACAACAACGAATCTGCCAATCGCATCAGCGTTGGCGACGGTAGAACTCGACGGCGACGGTAACGCGAATAAGGTTCACTCAAACCTGCATGGTGTCCTGTCTGAAGCTGCTGTTGCTATTGAAGGAAAGATCGGCACAGGCGCAAGCACTCCAATCGCCAGTAGAGTCCTCAGAGGCAGCGGCACAGGCACTTCAGCATGGGCGCAGGTCGCTCTAGCCACTGACGTATCTGGAACGCTCCCTCTGGCGAGCCTAGCGACAGGAGCATTGGACTCAGGCTTTTCCATTACATCAGGCTTCGGCACTATCGACAACGGATCATCTTCAATCACGACCACTGGCACTGTTGCTACTGGTGCGCTGACGGTTGGCGGTGCGCTAGATGCTGAAAGCTATGTGTCTATCGGTAATGGTTCTGCGCTATCCGCTGATAAGACAATTCTTGTTGACCGTGATTTCA